GCTCATCCCATATCTCATTGAGTTTGTTATATTCCTCGACCATCTCGTTATAGTGAGAATAATCGGCACCATCCAAACCCGGTATTAATCCTCCCAAAGAAATAACAGAAGTCAAAGCCCCTTTAACGGTTTGTAGACTACCGGTGATGATAGACATAGGCTTCATCAAGTCGATATTTCCAAGTCCGTTCAGCATCTCACCAAAACCGGACATTGTTCCTTCCATCCATTCAGGTGTTTTTATACCAAGCGTTTCCATGATACCGATAACTTGATTACCGGCATCGACATATTGCCCTATCTCATTAATTCCTTTATGTAAAGCATCCGTGGCTTCATATAGGGCTTTCTGCTTGCTGTTCTTTGCACTTTCAAGGGTGGCTTTGGCATTCTTCTTTTCTTCATCAGTACCTTCTTCCAAAGCTTTGTTATACGCTTTCTGTGCTTCACGCTGTGCATCCGTGACTTCTTTGAGGGATTTGAAAGAAATAGACATAGTTTCAAAAGGATCACGTTCTGAAACCTTATCATCAATCCGTTCAATAGCATCTACCAGTTCTTTAAGGCTTTCAGGAGATAAATCCTTTTGAGATGATATAAAGTCTTTAAGGTTCGCTTTCAACTTTTTCAAAGTATCAGTAGAAACCTTGTCAAGATTACCAAAGACTTGTTCCCAATTCATATTTTTCTTGAATTGTTCAGCATCAAGTTTGAATATATCTTCATTCTTGATTTCTGTACGCTTCTCAATGCTTCGGTCTATTTGGGCTATTTCACTAGCATCACCTTTGGTTTCCGCTTTCTTGCGGGCTTCCTGTAATATTGAAATATCATCATTAAATTTCTTTTCAATGGCAAGACGTTCATCGGCATAAGACAAATAGCGCTCTGCCAAATCCTTATATATCTTTTCATTACTGATAATGGCTGTCTTGTATAGTTCATCATAATAGTTTTGCTCATCATCAGACAGCTTTATATCGGTGGCATTAAAAGACTTGCCTTTATTCTTCGGATTAGCTTCCCATGCAGCGCGAGCATCCTCAACTTTCTTCCGAAAAGCATCTTCTTTTTGTCGGTCAATAGCCTGCATCTCCTTTTCAAAGTTGAGTTCCATTTCAGCGATAGTCTTGGCAGAACCTTCATCCATAGCTTTGATTCGGGCTTCATCAACTCTCATTTGCAAATCCTCGGCTGAACGTTGCTGTTCTAATGATTGCTTATCAAGGAGGGCATTATATTTATCAGTCTGCTTACGAAGTTTCTCGGTTTGATTATCTTGTTTGGTTAATGAACTTCCGGTAATACCGCCCAAATTTTTATAGGCTTTTTCAGTTGTTTCTACTCGTTTCTTAGCTTCTTCATACTGCTTTGAAGTAAACTTGGATTTATCCTTTTCTATTTCAGAAAGTTTCTTCTTAGCATCATCCCAGTCTTTCTTCGCTTTCTCATAATCCTGCTTGTAGGTAGTAGGGGATTTCTTTTTAGCCAACGCTCCATTAATTGAAGAAATAACACTTTCTAAATCCCCACCTTTAACCATCATCCCGTTTACAACAAAACCATTGCGTTTGGATGCAGACGATTGAGCAAGTTTCAATTCCGTTTCAAGCTTCTCCTTAGAATAGTTTTTAAGATTGGATTTGTAAGCGGAAATATTATCATCCAACATGTCTTTCTGATACTTTTTTAAAAGTTCAGAGTTTTTCTCCATTTGCTCACGCACCTGTACGTATGACTGATTACCAGAAAACATTTTCCATATTTCCTTATCGAAATCAGACATATTCTTCCGTAAATCGGCATTATCAAATAGCTGCAAATATCTCCGTTGGTTAGCAATCGTTTGTTTTAGAGCATTATAATCATCTCTCCTGCCTTGAACAGAACGCCTTGAATCTTCTTCGTTTATTTTTTGCTTCAACTTTAAGATATCCTCCAACTTTAGCTTTTCAATATCGTATTGTTCGAAAATTTTAGGGTATTCTTTACGAAGTTCTTCTAATGATTTTTGCCGAGTAAGAGTAGCCAAACTCTCATCACGAGCAGCCGTCAATAATTCTTCGATTCTCAGCTTGTGTTCCTGTTCTTTTTTAAATGCTGCATCTTTAATGCCATTATATTCTTTTTGAGCACGGGCGGCAGCAGTTGTACTATCAAACATTGCCCACATTGTAGTAGCAAGCCCACCGATAACGACAGTTAAAGCTACATAAGGATTGGTAAGCATTGCAGCGTTTAAAGCTAACTGCGCTTTTCGTGCCAATAAACGGGCATTGGTAAGTCCAATCTCCACAAGAGTATGTTTACTTTCGGCAGCAGTAACAAGCATCACTGCGGTCCGGTATGTACCATAAGTAACCACTAATCCAGCCAAGACCTTCCCTACTGTTTCATAATTCTGAATCAACGAAGTTGTCATTTGAATACCGTCCATGATAACACTTTCTGACTTAATTCCCAATTCGTTAAACACGGAATCCAAAGCATCCTGCATCATAGACAACTGACCATTGATAGTCTTTGAAGCATTCTCAGACATATTATAGAACTTACCACCTGCGGAAGTTGCATCAATGAATGCCTGTTGAACCATTTCAGCGGAAACAGCACCTTTGGACATTTCATCTTTCAAAGTTGCGATAGATTTTCCGGTCTTTTCGGAGATAATCTGTAACGGGTTGAATCCAGCGTTTATCATTTGATTCAGATCCTGCCCCATAAGTTTACCCGCTGCTGACATCTGTGAAAATGCCAAAGTCAGCGAATTGAACTTACTGGATTCCCCCATAGAAATATCACTAATGGCTTTCAAGTATTTGATAGTGTCTTCTGCTTGTATGTTAAATCCAAGCATCATCTTTTCTGCTCCAACCATATCTGACATAGTAAGTGGAGAAATCTTAGCCAGCTCCTTGATTTGCGGAATCAGTTGCCCTGCCATATCCTTTCCAACCATAGTCTCAATAGCGGTCTGCATGGATTGAAATTCTCCACGAACACGAATTATTTCAGAACCTAATGCCTTTAATACTCCAGCACCACCAATAACCGCCAATGCTTTCTTCCAAGAAATAGCGATACCGTTGTTACTTTCTACGATTTCCTTAGCATTATCATTGTAAAGAGCATATTCATCACGAAGTTTTTTTACTGACAGACGTGCTTCCGCTTGCTGTTGAGTCAATCCAAATAAAGACGCCTTTTCTTCATCCAAAGCCCTGCGTGCAGCATTGTATTCTTCCAACTTGCTATTTGCTGATAACGGATTCCTTTTCAATGCTATACGATAAGCATCCCCAAGTCGTTTTACATCCGCTTCAATATCCTTAACTACCGCTTTTTGAGCAAGAATCTTCTCTGTGAATCCATTCACGGCCTGGGAAGCATCGAAGATTTTCCTTTTGAATCCCGTTTCCATCTCCGCTCCAGCTTTGGCTGCATTAGTCACCAACTCATCCAATCTTTGGTTGGATGCAGCAAGTTGGGCATTCAAAGCCTTGAAAGCAGCAGGAGACTGCGTGCCATCCATGCTCATTAACTCTTGTTTTAACTTCACAATTTCATTACGGAGCCTTACAACTTCTTCCCAGTCACTACCTACCTTAAAATATAATTTCGCCATATCTATTTCTTTTTCCTACGATTAGCCAATTCCTTACCACTGATTCTATTCACTTTTTGACCACCATATACTGCGTGTAATTTATCCCGTTGCATCATCAGCAAATTCCGATAAGGGATAACCTCAAACACTTCTGTATAACTCAAATGAAGCGTGTCAATCAAATGGGCTATCTGCCCGAAGAACGTTGTGTTTCCTACTGTTTCGGTCTTGCTGCCAGCATCGACACGTTCCTCATCGAGCTGACACACTGAAAAGCCGAAATATCCATCATAGAGAAACAGACTTCCAAGGCATCTTTGACTTCTTCAAAAGTGCCGTTCTCCAATTCTTTGACCAAACTATCATTCCCGCAGATGAAGCATGAAATACCTTTCAGCATATCTTCAGTAGCTTCAGGAAGCTCTTTAATAGCCTCCATTACATTATCTCCAGTCATGCCGATATTGGAAAAATGATGAATGACACGACAGATAATTTTAATTGTAGGAGGTTTAATGGTATAAACCATCCCTCCTATCTCCACATTCATGAAATCCAGCCCTAATAGGGCATCAGAAACCGTTTTTGCTGCTTGATTATTCATAACATTAAATTAAAAAGGCGGTGAGCAACCACCCACCGCCATCTGAAAACAATCCTTTTACTGAAAAATTATCAACCTTCCGGCACTACAACTTCCGATTCGTCAAACCACTTTTCGGAAGCCAATCCATCTACACCTGTGGAAAGGGGAACGGCCGAAACAGCCAATCCGACAGCCTTATCGGTATTAGAGCCACGGGCATTGATAGTCGCTTTCGGAAACACAACATAAACTCCGTCTTTGGTTTTACCAATCACACATTTATGAATAGGCTTATACTTGCCTCTTTCCCAATTCTTTTCTGTGGCTTTACCACCTTGTAAATCAGCCTTTGTAGCATAATCATACTCACCAATGGTGAAGTTGATTTTCACCTCACCCGGTTCAGACGTTTCCCGGTAGTACTCACCAGTCAAAGCGTTTTTGTAACGAGTTACACTTGCCTCTGCTTCTTCGTATTGATACGTGTCACCATGCACATTCTTGACCCGCTTCGTTGCTGCGTTTTTCAAGATGGTGGCTACTTCTGCGCCTGTTAATCCGGCAGCTGGAGTAGTAACCGTTTTAATCGGTTCTGTATAATACAGTTCGTCAATTTCTACTGCTGTAATCATATCATTTTACATTTAATACATTAAACAAAATTCTCACATTCACATAATGACACTTCAAAGCTGTGTCCGCTTCTGTACCGATAGAATCAATAGAGTAACGATATGTCATACCATCATAGGTGCTTACTACATCATCAAACAGCTTGCCAGCCTTTCTTTCAAGTTCGTTAAGCCGGATTGTGTTCGCTTCATTCTCGCTTAAATTGGGTACACATAGATTCACTTCTGCGAAAGATTTCTTCCAATAAGTTCCCGGCTGTTGTTTCTTCGTGTGGATGACAATCCTTTCGGACTTCAATTCACTCGTCAGCGTTTCTCCTGCTGGTACTATGTCTATTCCGAAAATCTTGCAGTCCCGGTAGAGGATGTTTCCTATGTCGGTGGTTACTATCATCGTTCAAATCTATCTTTCAATCTTTTTTCTGTCCTTATCGCTGCACTTCCTGCAACTTCAAATCCTTTGGATTCCACGAATGAAGCATAATCAGCTTCGTTTTTCAGAATTAAGCCATCTTTATTAACCTCATAATCATTCGATTCTCTCAAATGTTTTATGTGGTCTTGATAGTTTCCGGTAGCTTTTGCATCTTCAACAAATGCCTCTCCCTCTTCTTTCATGCCAGCAACGACTTCGCTTGTTCCGTCCTCAAAGAACTGGTCAACATCCGAAAAGTCTGCATCTATTCCAACCATATTGCTCTGTAGGAAAAATAGTTTGTTTCCAAAGGGCTTTTAGCAACTCCTTCACCTCTTATGCTTCCATCGGCATTCAAACAACGAACCTCTGCACCTGCTTCAACCTTTGACGGCTTGTCAAAGACTACCTTGTACTTGAAATCATACAAAGCACCATTGATAGATACTTTCTTTTCCGCACTCACATCATCACAACGGCATCTGCATATATCCTGCCAGCTTTCACCACCGGTACCGGGAATAGGTCTTCCGAACTCATCCTTATCCATCGGGGTGATAACCTTAACCTGCAATATGTGGGGAGCGAATATCATAAGAAAGTCACTTTAGGTTTGTTACCCAGTTCGTCTTTCAAACCGTACTGTTTACACAGAAATGAATAGTAATCCTTAATGCCTTGAATGTTCCAAGACATGGAGAACCCACTTTCACTGATAGAGGTTGCACGAAGTAAAAGAGAGGGGATGAACTTCGCAATTGCCACCGACACCCGCGTTTGGCAATCCTCGTTCATCTCATCCTCTCCGCTTATCTTCGAGGTAAGACACATATCCAAAAGGTCAGCCTCCGACAAGTTAATGCCGAATGACTGGAACTTTTGGTTTATGTAGCCGTTTACCGTCATCTTAGTATGGTGTAATCAATTTACTGTATGCTGTGTAACTATAATGCGTCCAATATTTCGAATTATAGATATACCGGAATGGACTATTAGGAACTACATTCTGTTTCCCCCGTATGGCTGTATTCATTGTCACTACACCCATAGCCGGACTATCCATGTCTGAAATTACAAACTGCGGTACTGTCAGTACAAAATAGTTTGCCGGAGCTACATCGTAAGAAACACACTGAATATCGGGTAGTCCGACATCAACCGCAGGAGTTACGTATTCGCATTTGGAAAGTTCACTAACATTCGATGCCTGTACGCCTAAGGAAACCAAAGACATCATCAAAAAGCCACACATGGCAAAAATAAAATTCTTCATTTCTTTTCTAATTTATAAGTTAATACAACGGAAGGGTAGAAAATACTACCCTATCCTTTTATCCGATACCTAACGCTTCTTTCAGTTTGGCGAGTCCTTCTTCATCCAAAGCGGTGACATTCGCAATAAGAGTTTCCTCTTTCATGTTCATGGTCGCTTTTTCACCGACAGTCTTTAAAGCGTCAACCAAAGCCCTTTTCTCGAACTCTTGTTCAAAGAGGGAGATTTTAGCATCTTCTTTCGGTGCTTTAACTTCAATGACTTCGGCAAGCCCACGATTCACCAAGTCCTCTACACGAGATTCGTCCTCAAATTCGATTACTCCACCGGGGTTATACAATTGCCCGGTGAATTTATCTCTGAAAATACTTGTTACTACTACTTTCATAATCTCCTCCTTATCCCTCCGGGACAGCGTTCATGGTTGATAAATCGAAGTTCACAATCTTGTTCGGAGCGGTGAACTCTGGAATCCATTCGGCAGTATATTCCATGTATCTACCCTCTTCATCACGATAGTTGCAAACCGACATCTGACCTTCAGCAGTATTATAAGAACGTCCCGGAACAGGGTCGGTCATTACATACGGCTTGTGATGGCGCATCTTCATCACCTTGTCACTCTGCAATAAAGTGATTCGGTCATCAGCATAAAGCTGAACGTTCTCGCCATTTTGATTCTCTACGTAATCTTCCTTGATTTCAATCGGAGGAAGACCAATGCCTGTGAATACGCTTGATGCCATCTGTGAGGTAATCAAACCTCCACTCACGTAGAATTGGTTATTGCCAAGAATCATCTTGAATGTTTCGCCAAATTCAGCACAACCAACAATATCCTTGTTGAACGTACTGCGTGACATAATCATCTTGGAGAACACACCGTATTTGGCTTTCAGCTTCTCGATTTCCTGTTGCAAGAAAGAGATGAATTTCGCTTTCGCTGCTGCATCCGGAGTGATAAACTTGAAAGGAAGGTCAATGTCAAGTAACTTAATGTTCTCCTTGTTGTCTGCAAGGTGAACTTGCGTTTTACCTGTCATCAGCAATTCGGGAACGATGATATCCATCCTCTTATGCGGAGCAAGAAGGATCTGACGATAGTCATCAACGATGAAGTCGATAATCTCCTGTAAGATTGCACTCTGTCCAGCCGTATTGGCTGCATTGAATTTGTCAATGATATCCTGTAACTGTGACAGACGGTCAATATCCATCTGATAACGGTCGCCTAAATAAGCGATTTCGGTATATCCGCTACCGAGTGAACGTCTTTCACGAATGGGTTTCTGGTCATTCTTACCAAGAATAGAGCCAGCGACTACGCCCGTAACCGTGCCCAAATAGGTCTTGAAAACCCGCTGTTTTGTTTCCAAGAACTCACCGTACTGTTTCCAGTAGATTGTATCCAATCGCAATTGGAGCACACGGTCAATCACCGCTTTTACGATGTTGGGGTCTGTAAATAAAGTTTGTATGGTCAAATTCATATCTAAACTTTTAATGATTAATACTCAAACTGGAAACGGTCGGTCAATCCTTTCTTATCCAAGTCATGGATAGGAAGAATCAACTTCGGTTCTTTCACCTCGTAAGCCTGCATAAGAAGCGTACAAAGAACTGCGCCATCGCTTTCAACTTTCTTCGTGTCAAAAAGAACGAAGTTCGCTGTGTTCTTCTTTGCTTTCCCATCTACGGCTACTGACTCAAAAAGGACTGCATCCTTTGCGATATCCGCACCGAAATCCGCACCGATGGTAAGAACGTCATAGTTCTTGTTATCCGTTGCAATAGCGGTTACTTTTGCGCCATTCTCGCCATCTCCGATAAACATACCTACATACGCTAAAGACTTCTTAGCGATATTGATAGTAGTTGCACCTGCCGTATAAGCGTCAACGACCTTTATGTTGCGAACGGGAACGAGTGTCCGTTTCTTCAAGTCCGCTTGTACGGGAGTGAATACAGGCAAGAAAGAACCCACCACGAGGTTGGTGATATCCAACTTCCACGGTCCGCTCTTCCTTACTCCGCTTTCGACACGGTAAAACTCCTGCGGTTCGTACTGCGGAGTCAAATCATAATGTGTACCTGCTGCCATAATTAATTTTTGTTTTGTTCAACAATAGTTTTTGTTCCCTCTGCAATCATGCTTGCGATAGATTCAGTTTCTTTCTGCATCTTCGCTTCTGCTGACTCAGGAGGAGTTACTCCGTTAAAGCCGATATTGGCAAATTCCTGTTTCGCGTCCTTGAAGTAAGTGTCTAAGTCCGCATCATCGGGAATTGAATAACGCTTTGCGAATGTTTCGGGAATACCATACTCCTTTGCCTTTGCCATAATCTGCTCCTGCCGGGTTGCTTGCGACTTTTCCGTTTCAAACTGAGCGAGCTTGTCAGAAAGCGGTTTAACGGCTGCACTCACTGCATTGGCAATGATGGTAGCCATATCATCCGGCTTGTCTTCCGCTTTGGTGGTTGTGGTAGTAGTGGTAGTCTCGACTGGCTTACCGTCTTTAAGGTTATGCTTCTTCTCGTAGTTCTGAACTGACTTGAAAGAAGCATCCCCGGCACGGAAATCACCATAATTTGTTAGCACGTCCGAAAAGCTAATTCCCTCCACAATGGTAGGTACTTGGCCTGCGTCCGTTACACCCTCTGCCTTTTTAGTGGCAATTCGGGCAAGAATAGCAGCATCCACCCCAGAAAACTTGGTTTGAAGGCCTGCTAAGATTTGTTCTAAGATTGTCATACCGTATGAATTTGATTTATAAATTTCTACGGTAAATTTCGGCATTAATAAGCTATGTGAGAAATTATCAGATAGGTGATACACGACAATGAAACGATTGTCGTAAAATGGTATAAAAAAGGCGTGAAACCGAATGAATCACGCCTAAATATTCTTCTTATGAACTAATCAGAAACCCAACATCGCGGCTGGAGGTATATTCAACACTCGACATAGCAACCTCGCAATTTTGAGGGTCGGTTCCGAACGTCCAGAAATATAGTCATTCACACGCGATGGACTTATTCCAATCTCACCAGCAAGTTGCTTTTGACTCATCCCTTTCTCTTCAAGAGATAGCTCTATCAATTCCGCAACAGTCGGTTTTTCTATCGGATAATGTTCTTTTTCGTATGCTATCACAATATCGGACATAACTGTAAGCTCCACCGCATTTTTATCGTTTGCAGGGGTATTATCATCAACCAATGGCAGAAGTTCCTCTACTCTTGCCAAAGCAAATTCATACTGTTCTTTCGTTACTTTATTCATACTTCTATCTCTTAAATGGTTGAACAATCTATCTTATCGTAATCTTTATGAGTACCAACCCAGCGAATGAAGACGTACCCAATTGTAAACTTAACAACGACAACCAACCGATAGTTGTTGCCTCTGATATTGAATACATAGTGTTGGTTACCTACATAATCAACTGAAAGAAAATCCACTTTAATGTCTGATAAGTTCTTCCATTCAGCTTTTTCCGCTATATCATACCAACGTTCTAAGGCTATGCGTGAATCTTCATAGCCTTTCGTCTCGTAGAACTCTTTCAATTTCTTATGTGATACAATCCTCATATCTCTTTTGTTTGATGCAAAAATATGAATTAATTTTGAATTATAAAATTTTTCCAGAGAATATATTCTATAATATAGAATTTAGCAATAAAAAAGCGGAACTAAATTAGCTCCGCTCAATAGTACTATAAAAACATGAAGCAATGAATTATCCCTTGGGGTTAGGAGACGCTGCATTGTTATTCTTTGCCGCTTGCTCCTCCTTGATTTCTGCAAGCTCCTCTTCTACCCTATCAGCATTCCCGGCAAACATGATTCCCTCACGCGTTGACCAGATGCCACCACTGACAGCGGAAACGGCAGTGGTCACCTTATCATTCAAATCATCAATCATATATGGAACCAGTTCTGTTTCTATGTCAATGGTCTGCGATGCCTTGCTAAACTCGGTTGGATTGATAGAGCCTAAAGCGGAAACAATGAAATTTACTCTCCGCTGCAAGAACTCACCGATAACCTCACCGTGATTTTCTACCGCCATATGTGCACCCATGAACATAAAGCGGAAAGCGGTTCCTGATGCTTTACCTACCCCCTTCAACGTCTCAAAGGATATTCTTGGAGTGTTTGACATATCATAAGCCATATTAGTGAGTGTTTCTGCTTCAAATTTTACGGTATCTGGCACCTGATTCCATGTTAAATATCGTGCACCAGCCCCCTCTCCTTCCAGTTTTACCATTCTATCCTTTGTCTTACCAGTGAACCCTATCACTTCACCAATTAATTCCAAAATGGGGAAAAAATGATAGTCGATACAATCAGCATAATTGGATAATAGTTTCTCCAACCGGACCCGGAAGGTCTTTATCTTCTTGCAATAAGGTTCAGGACGATAAGCATAGAGAACCGGTAGTTTTGGGAATCCATGAGCAAAAGGAGTTCTTTCTTCATATCCTTTAGACAAATCCCATTGATAAACCATTTTGTCCGTGATAGTCATAAAGCAGATGACCTCCGAATCATCCATGAGCTTCTTTTTATACTCACGTGAGAAAGCAATCATTTTACCTTCGTCGTTAAAGAACGGGTATAGCTTATCACCTCTGAATGGAGACCATAACACGCTTTTCAGTTTCTTGGTGGGCTTGACCTTGCCACCGAACGTAGTCTTAACTTTCTTCCAAAACTTTGCCCAAAACGAATCATCATCGGTAACATACCAATATTCTGCCGCTTCTTGTTCGGAGAGCCAGGCACGGACAATCTTCTTGTTTTGGTATTTGATTTTGTTGGATTTAAATACAGCCTTTACCGCATCCAGCAGCTTCTTTTCATCATCATCAGTCGGAGTGCAATCCATAGACGGTTCTGTGCCGACCGTGAAAGCAGTTTGAATGTTCACTATATCCTGTTCCAATGGAATGGAGATACGGTTCACTGGTTCTGTTTTATACTTTGCTTCGATTTCATAAGTCTTACCCGTTTTTTCATCGAAGTGCTTCTCAGCTTCTTTTTCAAGAACCTTTCTGTCCGGATACTTCTTTTTGTCAACCATAATTTCATGACGTTCCGGATTCCAATCGTCCCAAAGTTTACAACAGTCGGGAAGTTCAGTCTTCCTACCTTTCTTCAGGTAGTTTATCTTCTGCCCGATATCGGGCAATGCTAATATTTCTTCTAAATTCAATGGCATAGCTTATATTTTTAGTGTGTGAATATTCCAGTTAAATCTTTCGGCTTCAAAATGCGTCCAAGCAAACAACCCAATACATAATATCTAATGGCATCCATCAAATGATTATATTCATCTACTGGCTCATTGATGTAGTTTCCATCCTTATCTTTATCCCAAACATATTTCCGAAGTTCAGTAATAATATTGTAAGAGCGTTCTGTTACAAAGAACTCCATGTCTTTAATCTTATCAATACCCGCTTTGATGGAGCCGGGAAACTTATCTACCGGATAGATATTCACGCCTCTGTTCTTTATCTCTTGAATCAATCGAGGGTCTTGCGAATCGGCAAAAACTTTCATAGAGAAAGGCTTTAACCTATTGGCAATAGCCGACGAAAGCATATCCGTTTCATAGAAAAGTTCATCAACATACAAACGGTTATCAATAATGCCACATCTTACAGCAGCGGAAGGATCATTAGTAAAGCCGAAGTCCTGCCCTATTCCTACCTTTTTACATTCCTGCGGGAACTCTTTCACAATTCCCCACTTCTTGAACACAGCACCTTCTGCAACGTCAGCCCACCGGCCGATAACCACATGACCATACTTTTCAGGATTACTCACCTTTATATCCTCTACCTCTTTTAGAAACTCCGGTGAAAGATTCTCCAAATTATCAAAGTAAGTCGTATGAATGTGGAGCACATTCGGATGAGTGGAAATCTGAACCTGCACACCATCAATCTCTACCAGCTTGTGAGTTTTCTCAATGTATTTCTTGTAGATGAAGTGATTGGAATCGCAAGGATTCATAATGATGATAATCCGGTTCTGAATCCCTTTCTTACGGATGGAGAGCATTATCTTGTCGAACTCATCTTCGCTTGTCCACTCTTCCGCTTCATCGCAGACGAAAGTCGTAATGCCTTGAATGGATTTCAGTTTTGCTGTCTGGTTCCCGGAAGAAGTCTTGATACCCCGGAACATGATACGGCTCTTAGTCATCTTATTGACTATGTCCGTCTTTGTGGTCTTGAAATATTTCGTGGTACCGTCCAAATCTATCTTCTCCATCATTTCGGGGATGATAGACATACCGGCAGAAACCATCGTGTAACGGGTGTAAAGAATCTGATGAACTATCTTCTCTACGGGAGTCATTTCAAAAGTCAACCGCTCAATAAAGGTAGAAGCATTGAAAGACTTTCCGCTACCACGCCCACCGGTGATAAGAATTATAAATTTTTCCTTATCCTCATATAATGGATGGTAAATTTCTTGAGGTACTATCATTTCAGCTTGTCTTTAATCCAGGAATCAATGTTGATGCCGTGCTCTATGTCTGTTGGAATATCAGCATCTTCATCCTGCTTGCGTTCAATCTTTCTCCAATCTTCATCATGGTGGTACAGCCAAACGGACATTGCTTGCAAATTAGGAGCCAACTCGCTTTCGCTAACTTGTAATTCATCTTCGCCCGTCAAATTCCCTTCTGAATCACGGAGCTTTCTTACCACGGTGCTTTTGGTTTTTATGCCACCGAGAGCCATTGCTAGGAATTTAGCCCTTACAGTGGCATTGATTGTCGCGCGCCCACGCGCTAAGACTTCGGATATTTCGGTGTACTCACTTTTCTTTTCGCAGAATGTTTGAGGCAAAATCCCTATGGCATAAGCAATTTCCTTGTCAGTGAATCCCTTTTTGGCATACGATTCCACGAGAGAAAGAAATTCCTCGCTTGTATAATCAAACTTAGGCTTTCTTCCTCCTTTACCTTTTCTATTTTGAGATTCACTATTGCTCATAATTTTAACCGTTATTGTTACCCATATAGACACGGCGAGAAATTGGCTTGTTTCCATAGACATCAACTCCTCTTTTTGAGAAATAGCTATCTATTTTCTCAGCATATCTTCCCATTATGGATTTCGTTCTATCCCTTATGTTTCTTTGTCTTGCAGAACCTAACCCGTATTGTCTTCCAGCGTTGTACATTATTCGTCTGGACTGCTGATATAACTGGCTATATGTTTTCTTTCTAACTCAGCTTTCCTCCCAATAATTAATCTATTCTTTCTACTTGTTCATCAAAAACTTCTCCCTTTATAAACTTCATATCTGGTTCATACCCGAACCTTTCGCAGAAAGCGGCTTTAGCTTCATAGGTATCAAAGGACAACATCACATAGGCATCCATGTTCTCGACTTGCTTCTGTGCGTTTTCTTTTACCTGTTGCTTGACTTCCTTCATGTGGGCAACCTTTTCGGCACGTTCCAACTGCTTGGTGGCTTTATCGACTTCTTTCTGTTCTGTTACAGGCGACATCATGCTTTCCAGTTCGTCAGCAATGGAGCTTTCTTCTTCGGTCTGCAAAAGGAAATCAACCCCAATCATATTCAAGTCGGCATCCGTCAATCCTGCATCTTTCCAGTCAATATCAGGAACAATACGGGCAAGAGCGTCAAAATCCCAAGAACCTTGTGCATTAGGGTTGTTCATTAGAATATTCAACTCCTTTTCCTGCTGTTCGTCCACGTCAATGACATCGACACGAATGCGATAGTCGTTATCGGGAAACTTTTGCAATTCGTCCATGACAGACAAACGCTGGTGCCCGCTAACTACGGTAAGCCCGGTACGCTTATTCACAACTATTCCACCTACCAATCCGAATTTCTTGATACCACGCTTTAATGCTTTGCGTGATTCATCGGAAAGTTTTCTCGGATTGTAGTCTGCAAAACGAATGGCAGAACGGTTAAGTTCCACCGATTCGCTCTTTATGTATTTTGACAATTCCATATCATCCATTAGTTAAACCCATATAAATTCTTCGAGATACTTTTCTTGCGCCATCTTGTTGTTTCCCCTCGTTATACCCAAAGGTTCGTTCAATGTATCGAATATACTTTCTTGCAATAGAGTTTACTCTGTTCAGCCTATTACCCGTTAAAGTACGAGATAGTCTGTATCTTTGCTCTGCAATATCATCAATTGATTTTCTTCTGACTCGGCTTTCCTTCTATTATTTTTGTTGATTATGATACTCCCAAAGTACTCTTTCAGCCATCGGGAAAGTTTTGTAAATTCTCTGTAAGTCCTGTGGATAGTTCTTCTCCATCCAAAGCATACAATCAAGATTGAAGCCTACTCCCGAACTGGCTTTCAATGAATACCGAACTGGTTCGGGTAAATTATGCTGCCTCATATAAGCAAGAATATCCTTTTGTGTCCAATCAGCCAAAGGATAAACCATACCGTTATTCTCGTAACCGTTTACCTCATACCCTTTCAGCATAAGCCTGCGGTTCATACCATCAGCTTTTTTCATGCCCAAGAATGTATAATAAACTCCATGAGTAAGCTGCATAGCCTTTACCACATCTGCCAACTTCAATAGCTTTACTTTCGGATTGGGTACACAATACATACCTCCACGAAGAATATAAGTAAGATTCCAGTGAGGCACTTGCACAAACTCAATCTTTGGATATTTGGCTTTAGTCCAGCCAATCCATCGGTTAATGTGCTCCAAATTCTTGACAAAGTACATGAACACACAAACAATCCGGTCAAACTTCGGATAGATTAAATCAAGCAGAACAAGCGAATCTTTACCAAGTGATAAAAACAGTAAAGCCTCATTCGATTTTACCCGAATGAGGTCTATATACCGGTTCGCTTGTTCTACCTTGCTCATAGCTAACCACCACTTAAACCAAATGAAGTACGAAGGTCACTATAACGCTGTCTGCGTGACCCCAACTGTGATGTACCAGCTTCACCGCCACGTCTGGCAACCAATCTACCACCAGCCCCTGCACCGTTCATATTTCTGCGAGGCCCGGCTACTCTGTTAATTCTTCTTGCGACTCTGCTTTTTAATTTTAAAAGTTAAACAAATCAATCTATATGTCTCTCTAATATCTTGCCCAAAGTATAATCCATTTGTGCAACAAGATACTCTTCGCCTTGATGTTCGTAAACAATATCATTACCGTTTTCATCTGTGAGAATAACTGCTTCTGCTGCTTTCACTTCAACGATAATATAAGGACGTTTACCTGTATATGCACCTGTCAGAAGCTTGATTGCATCGTACTTGATAGGCTTTAATTCTATTTCACCTTCTTCAGGCAGTTCTGCATCAGCCGGATATTCTTTGCCGCCACATAGGTAAGTGATATACTTCTTAGCGTTAGTTGGTCTGATTTCACGGTATTCGTGGGTTTTCTTTCCTGCCAAGATTTCATCGAAATACTTCTGTTTGATACTTAATGTAAGAATGTTCATAATCGTGTCAAATTTAAATTAATACTCAATAGTTGCGGGGGGCTGAATCGAACAACCGACCTTCACCAAGTCAAAGTGAAAAGCTACCACTGCTACACCCCGCGATAGTACCCCAAAGGTACTACCACAACCAAAGATAACGAAATATCTTCAATCGTTATACACGACAATCGGCTTATTGTCGTGAACTAAGCCATTTGTCCCGTCTTTCTCTGCATGCCTCTAAGGTAGGCGCACAACAAGCAAACAGTTCGCCACTTTCAGTACGATAGTCATATTGGTACATTCTTACTCTCTTACCTTTCAATTTGGTAGTGTAAGTGCAATAGTTCTCTTTACCGGGCTGGCATACGCTACAACCTCTTTCGTCGTTAATTGAGTTCATAATCATTTATCAATACTTACTTAGTAATTTGTAAAACATTCGCCTTTTCTCTATGTATTTAAGACCATTTCGCCTAAGACCTCGCTTTGATTTTGATACAGTCATTTGGCAACCTGCAACGCCAACGCAGATGTAATTTGAATGATGCCTTTTAGCTTCTTTGAAAGCCCACCAAATCGCTTCACGACAATATCTATAGCTATCATTTTGAACACCCTCGTATCCTCTACTTAAAATGAAGTGGCCTATTTCATTTGCTTCTTCTTCTGAATAGCATATTGTGAATATATTATTCATCCTTTCTTTGTTTTACTTGTTCAACCAAAAACTTTTTAAAATCATTCTTGTACTGGCTGTGAATGATTTTATACTGATGGGATAGATTAGGCAATTGTTTGTAACCTTTGCTATACAAGAATTTGGCTACTAATTCAACCTTTTCATGGTTACTGAAACCTCTGTCTTTGCACATGTTTGAGATACACACATTCGCCTTGCTGGTAGGCTTCTTTTCAACTGGTGGCATGTATTCGCGTCTGCCATAAGCAAGCGTTCTTGGATAGCCAACCGCTTCACCTAAATACTCACCTGTGATGCAATCAAATTCACCACTAATTAAACTATCTGCTATTTCACCCATAATAATCAATATTTAATGTTTCGCATTCAATTTTTCTTCACTCGTATAAGCCACTACAAACCCTGTTTCATCATGCTGTATGGTGATGTACTTTTCACCCCTCTCTATAGTATAGAAGTCATAAGGGGTTACCATCTTACCCAATACTTTACCCAGTTGCTTCATCAGTGGGGCTTCAGGGCTGATAACTAAAACTAAATCTGCTTTCATAATCGTGTATATTGTGGCAGCCCAAAGGCTACCGGATTAAAACTTATGCTATTTCTATGCTTATTATATCCAAAATATTGTCAGTAATCATGCTATTTACGCTTAATTGGGCAGACTGAATATTGTTATCAACCATCCATCTTTTCGCACGATTAACAGCGGTTTTCTTACTACTGCCGTCCGGTATCAATGCACCCAAATCATTATAATCATCATCTAACAGTTCAAAATAATATCGCTTCATAATCTTCTATATTACGCAGGGCTTTCGCCCTGCTGGTTAAACTTATACCAGTTCAATCGCTCTTGCAGGTACACAAATCATAGTCCATGTTTTACCCTCTTTCAGATAATCTACTGAATAGTCAGCTTCAAAAGTGCAAACATTCATATCAACACCTGAAATAGTACCTTCTACCTTACCATTTTTAGTAGTTACGACTACTGATTGACCTTTCTTAAATTCTGTTGCTTTCATATCTTATATGTTTTAATTGTTATTACTTCGTTTCTGATGATGCAAATGTAGTATTATTTATAATACAAAATACTATTTATGCGTTAACAAACTATAATTTAAAGTATTATTTATAATACATACTAATAAATAAGTATTTTTGCATCATGGAAGCAAAAGGAGTAATACACTTAGAAATTAAGGCTACCGGATTGCATAGGTATTTCGGTTCGCCATCGGCTATGTATGACAACTATACAAGCCAAGAACTCGGAATAGCCCGGCAGTCACTTTTGAACTACTGGCAAAAGACGGAAGCACCTTACGAAAATGCTATCTGCATTATTAGAAAGGGAGAATTGGAACGAAAAACTAAATTAAAAAAGGAGGTATAATATGGGATTGTTTAGTGAAGAATTTGAAAAAGAAGAAAAGGAATTTTTAAAACAAACTAATGGAAAAATTTCTCTTGAAGAAATTGCGCATATTCGTAAAAAATACGAGCATAATTTCAATTCAAATAGAGATAATTTTAATAAGTTTAAAGAGGAGGTTATGAAAAAGATGAAGCCGGAGCACTAAACTCCGGCTCATTAATTGATTAGCCCTTTGAATTTTAACCGATTTACGATTTCGGTGTAAAGATACTCTATATCTCCACTAAAGTCCCCATAATTCTGATACAGAAACACGACATCAGCACAGTTGTCGGAAATTGTACTCTTGGACTGAACCCCAAGCACCTTTGACATCTCCTCACGTACCCCTGCTGCCATTTTTCCACCGGCAAGCGAACTTGGAGAAAATAGGTACAGGATAATGAAAATGAACTTCTTCCGCTGGGTTACACTGTCAATATTCGGCGGACATCCCCTCTTATTCAACAACTCAACAAATATTTTATAGATTTCATGGATAAGGCTTTTGTCTTTCAGAACCGGGGAAGTTAAGATATTTTCTTCCTCTGAAAGTTCTGATTTTTCGATACGAATCTTTTTAAGACGAATTATTTTGTTAAAATCCAACTCCATAACACGATTATTTTAAAAGTAAATAGTATATTTGCATCATAATCGTGTGAGGAGCTGATTCATGGTCGTGCGTGGGTTGGCTCTTTCTTTTATTTAACAGACTTATCCTTTTCCTGAATAACCCGATTTTTCTCGTTCACCTCCCTACCCCACATCATAGCGGAATAGATGGCTTTTGCATACAAAAAGAGTTCCTCACAACTGGTAAGGAACTCAACTCGAAAGGCTGCGCATTTCGCATCAGTCCAGACATTTTCATTTCTACTCATTGGCTATTTGTTAATTTTGTAAATCTATTACGTTAATGGTTAACATACATATCCGCTTGCTAAACCATGTTATAAGATGGCTGAACAAAGGCTCATAATTTGCATAACTTCCACAAATCCGTACCTTTGCAATGTGTTTTTCATAGTATTAAATTAAGGTTAATAAAAAAGATTGGCTGTCTGGGAAGATAGCCTTTTTTGTAACCATTGGCAATATCTTTTCTTTATTAATCACCTGGTCGTTCATACCGTTTCTTCAATTGTTTCAAGACTATTTCCATTCCGTTATCCAACCCTTTCTTATAACCGGACATATGTTCACCTATGTTGTAAACCAAACATCCTACAACAATAAGGACAATTCCTAAAGCTCTATGCCAATAAGGGAGTGATATGCTGAACGGCGAAAATGTCAACCGGAAATGCCCGATGAATAATACTGCGATGATGAATATCGCAATAAAGAAAATAAGGTCTGTTTTCATGTCTATTCCTTATATTAAATTGGGGTTATCGTAAATATTACTGACGATTGTCATAGTCCTCCATTCGCCTAAAGGTTTCATGCCGACTTCTTTTTCAAAATCGAATTGTAATGCGAATGTCGCGAGTTCTTTGTTCCACAATACAAGAGCTGTCCATTGCCTATATACAAGTATGTCACCTTCGTATATTTCTTTCCCGTTCTTATCACACAAGCCGGTGAACTGCCCGACAGTTTCAGCCCATACGTCGTAGCAGCAGCTGGCTTCTGAGGAATATATCCTCGCCTTGTCCGTAAAGATAAGCCCGTTTTCGTCCCTTCCGGCAGTATAGAAAAAAGAGAGAAATCCATATACCCATTTCCCCGTATCAGTACTTTTACCTCTGAATTTTATTTCACGTTTCATAATCAATACTTTTTCCCATGTTTATTTTCTCTCAATTCATTGTATCTCATCTTCTGATTGATATGCCATATAAGGTCTATGTCCAAATGTTTAGCAAGCCCGAAAATAGCCAATAGCATGCTATTTAATTGATTTTCTAATAGACTGTCATATTCATACTCACATCTGATGGGAATTGTGGATATAGCGTATACACTTTCTGTAAAGGTCTCATCATTGCAACTTTCCTCTGCCTCGTACAACATTTCTTCCGTAAAGTCCTCAATATCTATCTTACGCAATCCGCACAAATCAAGCAGGCGGATTACAGCATCGGCAAGCTCGTCTTCCACACAGTCTTTGATATATGCTTCAAAGTTTTCCGCAAAATACTTATTTTGATAATGAAAAGTCCGTTCGTCAAATATTGTACCTTTTTTATCGACCGGAACTTTGGCAAATCGTCCTTTCCTATCAGCTTCCACAGCTTCCATAAGCTCGGATATGACAAGGCAAAGGCAGTGTTCGTTACTCAGTTCTTCATCGTGGAAACCGTGCTCGCAGGCGGTTTTATAGGCGCGGTCGCGCAATTCATTTAGATTCATCTGTTCTTTCTTTATCAGTTAATATTCCGTTTCTCTTGTCGTAATTACTCATACGGGGACATTTCCCGTCACACCGCATGTTCACATGCATATTGTTTGCTACACCCGATATGAATGACTTTTTGTAGCATTGTCCACTGTAGGGGCTGTAATGCTTGCAGTGTTCCTGGTATTCTTTTCTATTCATGGTTAATCAACTAATTCAAATTCGTAAACGAAAACATAAGAGTTAGACTCCCACGTTCCTTTGCCGGAGACTTTATCTATGAGGGCGGCAAAGGCTTCACGAGGGGTACAATAAGGTTGAATGTCCCCTTTATAATAATAAGCATCCATAAAATGTGTATCTGCACTTCCGCATTGTCCTTTATAAATTCCTTCTTTCAAGCAATCTTTATCGGAGATGTCTTGCAATCTTTCGATTTTGATGTTGGTAATGCGGATATGGTGGGGCATAAGGTCAGCGCGGACAAACATTTTATTTTTCCAGCCGGGTGCGAATTTAGTTTTAGTATAAAATCCTATTCCGTCCCTATCATTAAGTGCAATTTCGGGATTCATCCCTAAACTTTCATAACTTTGCGCAATGGCAACAACTTCACCGACTTTGTATTTAGGCTGGATATACATTGGGACAAAATCATCGCAACCCATATCATACACACGCATCTCAACAGATAGACGAATGTCCTTTGACCCAGTAACTCTGAAACCTCTAACCGGCTCCCCTTTATATTCTTGGGGGCATTTGATTATTCTTCTCGTCATAGTCTTCCGACCATCCAACACAGCTTGGGTTAAGCTGTATTTGTCATTAAACATTATTTTCTTCATTGTTGCTTCTCCTCTACTATTTCAAAATGTACATGTTGCTTGTCTTGTCTGGTATAAGAAATGCAATTATAATCACTACATTCCGGTTTAACATAAAAATAGCATTTATCACAACCGCACATAATATCGCTATCTTTTTTCACTATAATTTTTTCTCCGTTGCATTCGAATATTTCTCCGATTTTCATTTCTTGTCTCATAATCATATAAGTTTTAAACATTCCACCAAACCGGCTTCAAGTGCTTCCTCGTAGGATTTATAATGGATAATAGGTCTATCCGACAACCCTACTAAGTCATGGTTCGGAATTGTTAGTATATCATATATCCAATAATTTTCACACATATAGGATATTTCAATATGCAGGTCCTTGGTTTCACGAAGCCACCTTTGAACTACCGATTGAGGTGGAACAGATAGGTATTTATAACAATGATGCAAAGTAGAAACATCTATAAGATATTTCCTTTGTAGAAACCCTTTCTCTTTCAGCAGCTTCGCTGTCTCTAATGTTACAAGTTCTTCGGTCATTGTTATTCCTCTGTTTTCAGTTCAATCTTTTCTGCCCGTCCCCACCATGAGCGTTTGTTGTGCTCTTTAATCAAGTTTTCCAGCAGGTAGCGCTTGTATCCTTCATCAGAAGCTTTTATGCGTTCTGTGCGGACCTCTTCTTGTAGGGACTTTACTTCTTCGGCAAGCTTCTTGACATAATCATCTTTTAATGGATATATAGTTCTTTCTGCTTTAAAAACACCGTAACACCCTCGTTCCTCATTAAATTCGGCAAGTGTATCCCGTCACCCAACGCTACGACAAGCTTGGTAAGGCTTTCCGCGCTTATCTCATAGCGCTCTTTTACACTGAAGGAATCAGGCAGTTTCCCGTTCCTGATTTCTATTCCGTCCACGTTGAATATAAGGTCTTTGCCGTCAAAGACCACCTCTTTCTTGTTTTTAAATTCTGCATCCATGGCTATTCTCTTTTCAGTTTCTTAAAAAAATTCATCGGCGACACTAAGGAACCCGACGAAATGTCTTTGAAAATTTCACTATCATCATTCACTCCTAATGCAAAACAATACTCCTGCGGATTAACTTTTGCCAATTCACGGAGCTTCTTTTTCCTATCTACACCTGCGTAAAGAATACCCGTATATTCCAAAGTAATAGAGCCGTGCATATCTTTCAAATCTGATAGCTTTAATATTTCTCCTCTTGACATTATTCAATCTCCTTTCAGTTTCTTTATTAGTGAATCAGCAAAACCAATACTCCATTCTGCCACCATATTTGAGTCAGCATCCATTATCTGTTGATGTGGATTGCTACAAAATCCTTGCATTGCAGCCTTCACCAGTTCATAACGTCTTTGTTCCCAATCAATATTATCAGACCTTTCTTGAAGTATTTCAACCTCATCAAAACTTAATTCAATAGGATTCCCGTAACTATCACATCTATCAAGTGTGACACGTGCGTAATCAGCAATATTGATAATTTCTCCGGTTGCTTTTACTCTTGCTTTCATTATTCACCCTCCTTATCTGTCTTAATATCCGTTACTTTGCCACGATTGACGAAATACCTACAATCAATAAGCCTGCAAATCCATTCATCACAACGATTCTCTAATTCATCACATTCCTTACGAAGAGAACATATAGTACATTCATAGTCATTTGGATAATTCGCAGCTTCATGCAGCACTCCATCTATTATTATTCCGTTCTTTACTTCCATAATCAATCACCATTTAAAACATCCAACAACTCTTTCGCTCTCTTATAGGTATCAAATCCCTTTACATTCACCCATTCGGATGAAATACGTTTGTCTTTTCTGACTTGTACCCAATATATTATTATGGGGATACAACCGTTATACCCTTCTCCTCGTATGATTCTGTACCTTTCCATATTAGTCCCCTTTCTCCTTAATCCGTTCCAGCACATCCTTGTTTGCTTCGAATATCTCATCGAAAGAGGGGATGGGCATCCAATGAGTAACATATCCAGTCTTGATGTAGGGATATATCCATTTATTCACTTCTCGCATTGCCATTTCATCAATACTACCATCAACATATTTCACTTGACACATGCCTTTTGCTTGTTTGTTAGGTATTGCATCTTCTACGCTTATCCATGGGAATTGCTTTGCCTGCCATTCGGCACCAGCAACAAATCCTGCATAATATGCTGGGAATGCACTTCCGCTGCTTCTACTTTCTGCGAAAGAATGAGCAGCTTCTTCTACCGTCTGTTTCATAATTTATCCTTATTGAATATTCTGATTTATATAATCCACAATCTTTTCCAACTTATTGGAAGCAAACAAACGATTATTAAGTTTTCGCTTGCCTTCTTTCCATTCGTGGAATAATTGGTAATATGGTGGATTAAGTGTGCGGTCAATCTTTATGCGATATTGATTAGTCCCATACTCAGTTATAAGATTCTCAATATATTCGTCTGAATCTTCTAAATCAGTAACAAATACCATCTTATCAGTAGTAAGTATCATACTTTACCCTCCTTATCAAATTCGGATAATGCCTGTTCGCAAAACTTGACTTGTTTCATAGCTACTCATTTTATTGTTATTCGTTAAACTCTATTTTCCGTTGTAACACCTCATCTGCATAATATTGGTCAAAAGACTTTCCACTAATCCACCAATTAAAACCAAACTCTGCATCGGTAAAGTTACGATTGACATATCCAGTATCAATGAGTTTTTGTATGGTCTGAATCCATCTTGTACGAGCATGAGGGAAGCGCTGACAATCCTTTAACTTCTGTTTGTAGTTTGACATCGGACAGAGAATACAACCTATTCGTTTATATCCTTCATCGTATAGGGAGCAGTGCTCTATGTTATTTCCATTCAAGAAATCCCATACATCTTTATCACTCCAATGGATAATCGGAGATACAAGAATCTTGTCTTTGCCACCGACACATGCAACCATTTTCTCTTTGTGCTCCGAAAATTGGTCGAAGTTCCCACTGAATTTATGGGAGCTAATTTCAATCTCCTTTCGTTTGGAACGCCTTACACTTTCCGCATGGCGAATACCTATTAGTGTCACCTTTCCTGCGCCAGACATCTCTTTATATTCAGCACAACACCAACGAAGAATTCTTGTAGGCATTAACAAATGTTTCTTAAGTGCCATATCATAAATTGACATCTTTGGCTTTATCAATTCTACATCCGGGTAGTTCTGTTTTACGAAACGAATTACTTCTGGTGGGTCAACACTGGTTAGGTTCATGTGAGCCTTGAATTTCACTCCTGCCATCTTTGCTATGTGATAGAGAGCTTGGCTGTCCTTACCACCGGAGAATGCCAGGTAAAATCCATCTTCGGGGTCATAGTCAAGCGCCATTTGCTCACATTTGCGCAACAAAGAGATGGAGTAAGCTATTTTAGATTGGATATTCATATATTTCTTCTTGTTATGAGCAAAAACCACCGGTTTCCGCTCGTGTTGTTAATACTTCATGTGCAGAAATGGCTTCTTTTTGCACATGTTAATCTCAATTCATTTTCTTTTTTCTATTCCGTTCGCTCTGTACCTCTGCCATACACATCTTGCACCATGACGCTTTCAGATGGTATTCCTTACCGTTACAACGGGCTAATTCTATCGAAGAACCTGGATAACGGAAGTGCTCTACCGCAACGGGTGCACAGTTTACGCTCCACCCCGTCAACGACCACCCGGTTACGGGGTTTCCTCCTTACGATTTCACATGGCCCGCATTCGGACGCACCGTACCTCCTGCAATAGGCAAGTGAGTGCTTGCCGCACTTGGCGAAGGAGGTGCAATCCGAGCGGGGAACTGTCTGGTGAATGTTCATACTATTTGCCTTTTTCTATAGATTCTATTGCCAGGAATATCTCATACATTACTTGTGGGACAATAGCATTGCCGTATGCCTTTATCGATTCCTGCCGCCACTTTGAAAAGGCAATACCGTCCAATCTGGTGGAAATCCCATCATCTCGGCTACAAACAGGGGATTGAGTTGGGAAGTTTTTCCACCGTTCTGCGAATGATGCTCTCCTAACATTACCGGGAGGTTGCACAGAGCATCCGTCCTCATTTTCCCGTTTTTCCTTTTCAATGCTTGTGGGGAAACGGAGGGTTGATAATCCCTCGCTGCTGGAGTAGGCAACATTCCGTTTATTGCCATTGCTGTCAAAGCTGTGCCCATTTGGCTGTTCGGATTGTACTTCTTCGTATATTTGTCCGCTTCCCTGGCATTGGGAGTCGGAAGCAGCCGAACCATTCTCGCAAGTCCTACGCTTCCGTTCTGTCCATTCTGATTGATTTTCCTCGGAGTACCGTTTCTGGTCGTAACAAATTGGTCGTTCTTTCCAATTATCGCTCCGGTTGTTGCATCGCTCGCCATCGGTGTCGGGAGCAGTCCTACCGGATAGAATGTTGTTTTCCCATTCTCGTTGCATACCTTCAGACCCTGCGTCTGCACGGTGGGCAATAAAGAAGACGCGGTCTCTTCTGTGCGGCGCTCCGACGGCACAAGCCGGAATAACAACCGGTTGGACGGAATATCCTTCACGTTCAAGGTCGTTACACACTGTTTCGACGACATATTCCTGCCGATGCAATGTTCTTTTTCTGTTATCTTCTCCGAATAGAGTTTCTTCGCTTCCCAACGGAGTTTCACTGCCTGGCTGTACCATCGTGAGGATTCCAGCAACGTTTTCACCAACAACCCAATCGGGCTGTATCTCCCGTATCGCTCGTAGCATTTCCGGCCAGAGATAGCGGTCATCTTCCGCTCCCTTTCGCTGTCCGGCACAAGAGAAGGGCTGGCAGGGAAAACCTCCGGTGAGGACATTGATTTTTCCTCTCCATTCTCTGAAATCTGTTTTCGTGATGTCTTCATAACTTTTGCTGTTTGGAAACCAATAATCAAGTATTTTTCTCCCGAACGGGTTTATCTCGCAATGGAACACGTTTTTCCAGCCCATTATCTCGGCAGCTATTTCTGGACCGCCAATGCCACTAAATAGAGAACCGTGTGTTAATCTTTCACTCATTCTTCTGATTCTTTAGGTTTCCAATCAGACGGTAATTTTGCCCACTCGCGGAACTTGGCGTCGAAGTCGTCCATGTCCCTGAACATATCCATCTTCGAGTTCTCTGTCTCTACGAGTGAGGAGAATTCCAGGAAGTACATGTCGGCGCTCTTGACAAAGCTGTTATGAATCCTTTTCAAATTTCCGAGTAGTAACCCTTTGGCGTTCATCAGGTCTGCCGCTTCCTCCACCAGCATGTTGGCTTCACAGTTCAGTATGTGTGCGGCTGAAAGAAGGCTGGTCAATCTGTCTATGCTGCCATCAGCCTCGGCAGCTTTAATCAAATCTTTCTTTGGTTTCATTGTTTCTGCTTTTTCTTGCAAGTTCATCAATCATTCGCTGGTACTTCTTTGCCACCAACGGGCATCGGAGTGGCAGTGCGTTGTCACGCTGCCACTCCAATTGTTCGATTTTCTTTTCAAGTTCTATGTCTATAAAATCATCTTTTGTTGAATTTGTCACATATCCTCCCGTACCGGTTACATGCGCACACCCTATGGTCCTTGGCCTTGCATAGACAAGAGTTATCTACGAAATCTCTGGAGTATGAGCATTGGCGGCAACGGACGGGTGCAGGTGGTATATCTTTTTTCTTTGCCATTATCTTCGGCTTTCACCTTCAATTTTAATTACATTGAACATCTCTTTCACCCGGTCGGCAATATAATCCCCATACCGTTGGGAAAACTCCTTGTCCGGGTCCAGATTGGTAGTCATGTGGGTGTAGAAACAATATCTCTGCTCATAGCGCAGTTGCAAGACGGTCTGAATGGCATTGATGCCCGTACCAAAGTGTTTGGCATCCATAGGTTCCCGTCCCACCTCGTCAATGGCAAGATTGTGCATACATGATCTGTCTGTGTATTGGTTTAACCCGACAATTCCTTTCTCGGCAAACAGCAAGGCAATCTCGGCAGCACTGGTGAACTGAAAGGTCAATCCGGCATCCGCGCCGCCAATACAATAGCGGGCGATTTTTGCCGCATAGTTCTGTAATCCTTTCAGCAAAGTGGACTTGCCAACTCCGATAGGGCCATGTAATAACAAGCCCTTATCCAAATCAAGCATTCCCGGCATTCCCCATATCCATTGATAAAGGGCTTTCAGCAGTTGGCGGTTGCTGTCATCAACTGTAAAGGCTGGGGAAACGGATTTCATGGAAACTACGAGTTGGTTGCGCCAATACATGTCAGCCTGCTCCCTGCTCCATTGCTTATGATTAGCTCTGTTTGCCGAAGACAATTGATTTGATACCGGCAGAACTTTCGTCTGGTTTTGTATCAGGTTTCCGATTGTTTCCATTTTTAGCTTGTGCTACGATTTCATTAAACTTAGAGTTGATATTAGTTACGCTGAAATTATCAAATATCCACCCCTCTTTGACCGAGGAAAGAAGGTATTGAAGGGCATACAACAGAGAATCATCGAAAACGTCCATTTTCTTTTGCTCTCTTTGGAATTTGAGTTTATTCAAGAGCTGGGACATAGCCCCGGCATCCTTGGCTGTCCAGTAGTAGTCAGCCCCGAAGGTTTCCCTAAAATGCTGTTCAAATAGCAAACGTGCTTTTGAATTAATCTCTTTAGGCTTATTTTTCTTGCCTCCCCCCTTGGGGGGTGTGGGGGGAATATTATTATCTTCTTCATCTTTCTTTTTATTATTGCCCTTAGCTTGCCCCAATTCTTCTATTTTTTGAGCCATTTTTTCTGCGGTTGCCCTTAACTCTGCCCTTAGTTCGCCCAAAGCATGATTTAACCCGCTGATTTCTTTGTTGTTGTCTATGCCCTTATCTACGTCTCTTTGCCTGCCCTTGACCGGATTATATTCATCATAGTTACATAAAGTAATTACGGTCATACCTTGTTTATTACAAGTCGTTATCATACCTCTTTCTTTAAGTTTGGCAAGGAAATAACGCACTTTCTTTTCAGACCATTGCCAACGCTTCATCAAAAACGATACGGATGCTGGATATTGACCTCTTGTATAAGAGATTTCCCGACCTCCGATAAGTTCGCTGTACGCCTTGTCGGTTGCCTCAAATCGTGCGCTCTGAATCAAGTCGAGCCACGCTTCGCATTCCGAAAACTTACGGGCTACTTTCCACATTTCATTCGAGAAAAACCTGCGGCTTAGCCTCAAAAATCCTTCGTCCATAGTTTTAGAATCTCACGTTTGTTAATTGCCTTCCTTTCGAGTAAACTGCCCATTTCCCATTTCCGCTATCAAACAACCGTAAGTCCGACACCTCTCCGAAACGTTTGATATTACCACATAAATCCACAATCCAGCCACATTCTTTGGAAGGATGCGGACGGATGGCACGACCGACTATCTGATACCACATGGCAAGTGACATTGTAGGACGTGCCATAACGACCGTATCAAGTTCCGGATAGTCAAAGCCGGTGGTTAACACCCCGACATTCGCCACTACCGGAATTTCACCAGCCTTGAACGCTTCAAGTATCCTTTCGCGCTCACCTTTTGGGGTGTCACCCGAAACGATTGCGGCTCCGGGTATAGACCAGGTAAGCCGCTCCGCTTCTTTCAGAAAACGGGTAAATACCAAAATACCTTTCCGTTTTCCTCCGGCTTTGGGATTCATCAGCCTTTGGACGATATGAACGAGATAACCGTAGAAGTCTATCCGTTCATATTCTCTTTGAACTGACCTATCCGTATAGTCGGCACCAGTAGTATTTACTTTCAAGTTAAGTTCGTTCCATCCCGAAGGATTCATTGGATAGTAATTCAACTTCGCCAAGTAACCCATATCTAATAAGGTTGATATCTGTACATGATAAATGACCTCTGAAAAGACATGAGGCTTTGTCCGGGTGATGAATTTCAGCATAGAACCAAAGTCACGGCTGGAACTTAAACGATACGGTGTAGCTGTCAGTCCAAGAACCTTACACTTCACCGCATCAAAAAAATATTTGTACATACCCTCTTTAGGGTTAACAAGGTGGCATTCGTCCACGATGATGTTCTTGAAGTGGGTGAACAGTTCGGGATGATTCTTCACACTACCGATGGTGGCGAATGTTATCCGGCTTATTTCTTTTGAGTTAAAGGATGCAGAATAGATGCTGCAATCAAGAATACCGTATGAACAGAGCTTCTTGAAATTTTGCTCGAGTATTTCCTTGCTTGGCTGAAACACCAAGGTATGTCCATCAAGTCTTGCGGCTATATCCGCTATGATAAGGCTCTTTCCGCTTCCTGTAGGTAACACCATAATGGCATTTGTTTTCTTCGCTTTGTTGTTGAAGAAAGAAACGGCTGCATCTGAGGCTTTTTGTTGGTAATCACGTAGTTTGTACATGGCTATTCTTTTTCATTTCTTCTCTGAGAACATCCAAATTTTCCTCTATATATTCCAAAACTCCTCTATGTATGAATCCAAAACGAGGATTTGGCATTGTATATTCATCATAGAGCCACAAAAGATAAGATGCAGGTACATTTGCCATCTTTTCTCCTTTGTGCTTTCCAAAAGGCATTAAGCTTTCATCTGTTAGTTTCATAATCCTTTCTCCTTTCGCAATTTCTTATTAAGTGCCTTATAATACTTGATTAACTGTTCATACTCAAAATCGGCAAACTTCCGGCTAATACCCTGCTTTGCTTCGAGTAGGATAACCCTCTGCTCGCCATACTTAGCTACTAATCCCTTCCGATAGTTCTGAATATTCCCTTCCATGAAGCGGTTGCAGTGCCTACATTGAGCATTACAGTTCATCTCATCAAATCGGGTACTCATGTGCTGTCGGTTTATGTAATGCCCGTTATCCGCTTGTTCAAACGGCTTTATCTGTCCGCACGAGATACATCTAAAATACCCGTTTGGCATTGCATCACGAAGCCGGATAAAAAGGGAAAACTCCTTGTCGAGCTTAGCTTTCAAATCCGGCTTCTTCTTTACTGTTACCCCTGCTTTATCAAACAGAGGTAAAGGCTTGTCTTTCTTCTTAGCCTTTCGTTTTATGTAGTATGGCATTATATTATTTCAGTTTTCTGCCACAAAAAGGGCAATAGTTTATATTAAACCTATATGAATTAGTTGCACTCCCCCAACTTAATGGTATATCAACGTCAATAGTTAGTATGTCATCGTTATAGCTAAGATAGCACTCATCTGATTTATGATTAATGCCAGCAAGTTCATTGCAAAAATCACACCCATCAGCATTTTGAGGATGTTCGTCCGCCCATTCTGCGCCTTTAACAAAGGCTGATTCTGCAATCTCATCATAGGATAAATCTATAAAAGGAATATCGTCCAGATGAGAATGTGTACCGTGAGTGGTTAGTGTCTCAGCACTTGCGGCTCTTGCTTCTTCTGCTGCTCTTTGTATTTCTTCTTCTCTTTTCATATTCTACTAATTAAAAGCCCCGAAGCGTATTCTCCGGGGCGAAACCATTATTTAAGACCCGTGCCATTTATGTGTGGCTCACATTTATGTGGAGATGGGGCGATTCGAACACCCAATTAAGGACTTATCCTTTTGCGCTACTTCTAAGGTTAATTACTCCTTATATCTCACGTACCGTACTTTCTACCATGTGCACCTCTCGAAAGTCAAAAGCACTCCACTGCGCACCTCCATTTTCGCCCGCCCCATCTTCACAGACCGGACAGGCAGGTTAACAAAGTTATTCCATATAAGCCATTGAAAACTCTTTCGGAATAAACCGCCCGACCGGAATAGGTTTGGCTGATTCAATAGCCGTGTGAATTTCTCTCTTTTTGAACTCATGTCCCTTTTCTTTGGCTTGTTTCTCACATTCTTCCTCTTTGTTTTTGAGATAGTGGGTAATAAGCATCATCGCTCTGTCAACGTTGAAGGTGTTCACGACAAAGGTTTGGACTCTTTCGTCTTCATTCTCCCCTTCCGTGAATGTGATTTTCGTCTCAATCTGATAGAATTTCTTTTCATTGGGCTTGGAATCTCCCTCTTCTTCATCTTCTTCCGTTACAGAATCGTTTAAAAGGAATGTATCTTTTAATTCTTCGAGGGTGGCATCATCTATCTTGCGTTCTTTCAAATTGTCAGTAAGAATCACGCAAGAATCGAATTCCTTGACCATTGTCAAGGTGAATCCGAACATATAGTTTAGTTCGATGTAATCTTTCAAGATACTACAAGAATTCTCCAATCCGGTGGCATACAGCAGGAACTTATGCTTCTTGTCCCCTATTTGTGCCTGTGCAAGATAGGGATATAAGAATTTGTTCTCATTCTCGAATGCCAAGCGGTTCTGGTTGCTGACTTCCACTTCCTTGATGCCGTCAGCTTCCATACTGAAACGAATTTTCGCCAAAGTGTCTTGGTCTATCAGCGTGCCACGGTCAAAAAGAATTTCATTCCGTTCGATGGTTACTGTTTCACCTGTATCTTCATCAATGAAAGACTCCTCCCATGTTTTGAGGACACGTTTTGCAAGGTACATGTTGAGCATTTTTTTCGGGTCAGATGTCACATACCTGATTTCTGTTTTTCTTGTTTCTATCATAACTAAATAAATTCTTGATTTCTTTGTATTTCCTGCTGGGCGTATATCAGCATTTGATGTTCATTTGCAGCCGGCAGATAGATACCTGCCACTGATGCACTCCAATTACGAAAACGGTCAATACTCAAAGTCATTTCACCTGTTGTCAGCTCGGCAGAACTTCTTAAGTAAGTTACTTCCTTACCTTTCTTGTTGACCGTCTTTCTCTCAAACAAATCACGGTTGCAAGTCCTCTTATAAAAATCAATTTTTGCTTCGTCGAGACTGCAACCGTACTCACTACCGAAATACCCTAAAAGAAGATGCAAGTAGCTGTTTTGGGCAAGCGTGCGGTTAGGTAGTTTCTTTTTCACTTCCACCACCGCACGTTCACTAAACAGCTTGTTTACATACTCCTTGAACTTGGGTATCTGATATTCATTCTTCAAGTCGAACAGCATACGTTAAAAAGGCAAATCGTCCTTTACATTGCCATTAGCATCAACCGGAGGCGGGAAATTCTGCGGCTGTTGCTGATAGGTCGACTGTGGCGCTGGCTGTTGGACTGGTTGCTGTGCCAGTGTAGCTTGTGGAGATTGTGATACACCGCCACGTCCTTCTATTTTGTAGCACCGAATAGATACCATACGTTTGAATTCTCCGTCTTGATTCGTCCAAGAACGCCCTTGTAAGACAAATGATACAGTAACAACATCACCCTGATTAAAGCGGTCAAGTTCTGTACACTTGTCACCCGAAAACTCTAAGGGAATAATGTTCTCATACTCGCTACGCTCTCCCGTATAAGGGTCGTAAGTGGTAGCATCTAAAATAAACTCCCGTTTTATAAATGAGGAACCACCGTTTTTGGATGGTATTTGAACGGTTTGTCCGATTTCGATTATCCGTCCGGTTATTTGGTTTGCCATTAATTTTCTCCTCCAAAAATCTTTTTATCGGTTATAAGTTCTCTGTTTTCTTCCAAAAACCGGATAAATTCCTCACAATGATTAGTGAGAATAGGAATATCACGTTCTGGATTGAAAACGTATGTTTCTGTATAGGTATCTACCACAAAACCGCCTTTATTGAACTCTACAATGTTGTACTCAAATGTCCGTACATCCGAACCGTTCTTCATCAAAGCGTAAGGATAAACCAAATGTTGATGGTGGTCTTTGAACTTCCCTACGGCATAGCTTCCAGTTGTTTTGATGTCGTGGACGCTGGCCGGCATCAGCTCGTCAATCACCCCATAAACCAAAACATTGCCGTATGCGGTTGAAAGAATCGCTTCTACCCTTTGTTGGGTCAATGCTCCTTTGAAGTAACCGGCGAACTCTCGGCAAAGTGAGATTGGGAAAGTAAAAACACGATTATTATAGGTAACTCTCAAACCTATAACCTCGTTGGTCTGAACCTCATCGTAATACAAAGGTTTACCTGTTTCGTCACAAGCTCCTTCGCGTATTGCCTTATATACCTTTTCAACCTGCACCGTTTCGGATTTCCGATTTTCAACCATACAGTCAATAACCTCATTAAAGGCTGTTCCCTTGTCTGCCGCTTCGCTGTCGAATGGCCTGCGGTTAATCCGGTCTATCAGTTCTTGAAACTGCTTCTGCCGAAACTCTTCTTCCGTATATGGTGGATTCTCACTCCACCCATAATAACGCTCATATATGACATCGCTATTAAGGTAATTGAAGTAAGAATCCAACAATGTTGCATATATACGATAGTTAGGCTGCATCTGAGTAGATTTTAGTTTCCTTATTGAATACCAGTCCCAAAGCCTTTACCTTTGCAGCAAACAAACTTCTCGCCATCATCAAAGAACTACCAACGTGTTCAAACTCATTGATATGTGAAGCGAACTCATTAGCGGAGTTGGCATCGGTGATAAATTCAATGCTTTCTTTTATTTCTTCTATCACCTTGTCATACTTTTCCTGCGCTTCCTTCTTGGCAGCAAGCATACCCAAATACGAATTGATTATCTTGGCGGTGATAAAGTCGTTCTTTGCGGTTGGATTACCATTCTTGTCAAGGATGGTAGGAACTTCCATCACTGAAGGAAGATTGCATGTATTCTTACCGTCATTTCTTGAAGTCGGGTCAAAAGTTATAGTGCGTCTTTGAACACCTCTTTCGCTTTTCATTTCAAGATAGCCAAGCAAATCAAGTTCGGTGACGATGGAGTTGTAGGATTTTTCACGCAAGGCAGGGATAAACACGGTATCATCACCTTCTTTCCGTGTGTCGCGATGGGCAACGAAAATGATGTGCTTGTTAAGCCCCGAAAGTGTTCGTGTCATCCATGAAAACTCCGCATTGATACCACTCCAATCCCTGATAGATGGTTGGCGGCCGCCACATTTATAAGTAATGATGAAATCCATCATCTTGCCAATAGTATCAACTACAATGGTCTGATAAGCAGACAAATCCTCCTGCAAGACCTGTTGAACATCACTCCATGAAGTGACCTGTACGGTATCTATGTTTTCCAAATGCGCCATATTCATACGATTAACGCCATTATCGAAATCTAATAATAACGGTTTCGGTGCGCTCAATGCCACTGTTGATTTTCCCATACCAGCCTGGCCGTAAATCATCATTTTCACTGTGGTAGGGATTACTAATTCATTTGATTTTTTGATAAGACTCATAATCGTAAAATTTAAAGGGTTAATTATTCTCTTTCTGTAGAATAGCATCTACATCACTTTTTCGGTACAATCTCTTACCTCCTATTTCCAACCTGCACAAATATCCAATTTTATGCCATCTCCATAAGGTTGACTTATCGGTATGTAGAATCTGACTTGCCTCTTTAATGGTCAAGTAGTCCTCTTCCGGTCTGATGAAAGAGTCTCTAATACTTCTCACAGTCTTTTTTACAAGATGTTCTGCGAACTCTTTCAAATCAGTGGACTTTATTGTCAAAGTAACATTGGCACCACTATTTAAAATATCCTCCATGTTCATTCTCTTACCCTTTCTATATGTTCAATTCTAAATCTTCGTAACCTCCTCATATCACCTTGTTCGTGGTAAAGTGACAAAGAAAATATACACAGTAAGCAACATGTGACGGACACACGGACTATAGGCGAAAAATCCATCGTGAGCCTCACACCGGCTATCCGTTCATAAAGCATTGTTGCAAGTTCTCTCCCATTCCGTACATGCAATATTTCAAAAGCCTTTTGCAATTGGTTATTAATCGTGCTAACCGCCCGGCATTTGAAATTGGCGATTTCCTTTTTCTCATACCCTTGTGCATACATCCGTGCTGTAATCTCGCATTCAGGGGTGAGTTCTGTGAATACCCGTTCCATAATCGTGTGAGTTAGAAGACTATGACTCCCTTTTTACAACGACAATACCTTTTTTCGGATAAGACTTTGAAGCCCATTTTTTACCCTCAAGAAGATGCTTGGCATTTAGAAGTGATACGTTGTTGCGGATTGTCTCAAGTGAAGATATAGGCAGCTCTATCGTGGCTCCTCTCTTCATGTTTCTCATTTTCTCTTTACTTTCTACCTTTTCCATAAATGTTATATTAGAATGATTGGTGGGCGTTGACGGACTCGAACCGCCAGTCTCCTCCAATGAGGTGTGTTAACCATTACACCGAACGCCCCAATAAGAAAGGTGCGCTATCTTCACAGACGGCACACCCAGTACAAACACAAAATAAAACACGACAAAACAGTTTATACTAACACTTTTTACGCAACTCCATACCGGTTATCACTGCAAGTATAACAGACAAAATAAACATTGTAGATGTCAACACGATTCCCGTCAGGTACAAAGGGCCATCCTTTATTATGGAATTACATAATATCATTGTCATACAAAGCAGTACAAGCAACGAAAAAGAGAACATAACTATCTTCATAACATCGTCATTGCAACCAGTTCATCACTATAGAATTCTACAAAATCGTGCTTTCCGAACTCTACCATTACTTTATCCCCATTGATGGCGCAAATCGCCCCAATCTTGCTTTCCCATCCGGGATGTTTACACTTAACCGGCATACCTATATATGGCATACGTGATTTATACATACTTTTTCCCATAATCGTGTGATTTTAAATTTTACCGCCCGTACAAGGATGAGGTAAAGCGGTGCGCACTTCGCTTTGCCCGTGGCTTTTAGTACGGTAGTAGCACTAACCTTTGCTGCGGTTGTGTACCCTACCCGATTCTCGCTATCGGATGCCAGTCTTTAGCTGTCAATAGGGCTATATTGTCGATGTGCGTGTCGGTCGCCTAATCCGTCATTACTTACACCTCAAAGACTATGGTTACACATCTATTAATTGTTAAACATTGCACAGCTCGCAAGCCCCAACTTGCTTATGTGCGTTCGTTATCTTTGGTTGGCAAAAACGGCTTATGAATTACACCGTAATTGCTTTCACAGACTTATCAAAGAACCAATCAATAGTACCCTACCCGATTCTCGCTATCGGATGCCAGTCTTTAGCTGTCAATAGGGCTGTCGTGCGTGATATAATCGTGTGATTAATCATCGTAAAAGAACTTCTCGCCCGGCTTTCTGAAAAGCCTATAACTTGCATACAAGCAGCCTAATACTATCAATGCCTCTATCATACTGCTATTCTATCAAGTTGAAACTCTATGTAATCAATCTCTTCTTGAATAACCTCTAAGGCTTCTTCTTTGGTATCGGTATTACAGAAAGCACAAGCCTCTGTGTCAGACATCTTATCAACTCTATCAAGGTCTATACAAGCCTTATCTAAAGCCTTTTCAAGCCCGTAGGCTTCTACACTGTCACATACTCTAAACTGTCTCATATCAGGCGATTTTTAAAAGGTTAGCTTTCTTAAAGCATCTGAACTCTTGGCGTTCAGTATCATAGTAAGTTTGAACGGTGTCGTTCTTCTTTCTGTTGTCAGTACCAGCAATGGCAGGCATCAACTTTTCATTTAGTGTACCGTAGGCTTCTCTCACAGAACCATCCACCTTTTGAAAATAGAATTTCACAATCTTGCTTTTCATCTGCAATTTCAATTTCATGTTAGCCCAAGCGACCTTCATTGCTTCGCTCATGGTGTAGCCATTACGCTTAACGAACTGCCATGCAAGGCTCATAACTTCATGTAAAAAACTCTTCGTGCTCATAATCGTGTGATTTAATATGTTTATACTATTTGCATCGTCAATCATTTAGTTTATCTTTGCTACGTGATTGATTGATGATGCAAATATATGAACTTTATTCATATAATCAACACTGCATATGAACTATTTTCATATGCAAATAGTTAATTTATGTTTCATGGCTGTAAATCAAGAATTTAAAAACCTAATCAATAGGATTAAATATGAATATTCACTCAATCAATCCCAAATTGCTGATAGATTAGGGGTTAAAAAGACATACTTATCTGATATGATAAATGGTCGCGTACCGTATAATGAAACAATGAATAAAAAAATCAATGATGTTTTTCCTTTGCCGCCAATGAACAAAGTTCATATACAAAAAGAAGACACATTGGAAATCTCGACCTCCGACATTAAAGAAGGTGACTATTCTGGAACATTGGTTTATGATATGGATGCAACTTGCGGAACTGATGGCAGAGATATTTATTTCACGCAGGAAGATATTATAGGTTCAGTCAACTTGCCAGGCATTAACAAGGAATCTAAAATAATACGTGCCAATGGTGACTCTATGGAACCCAAAGTGTACGATGGCAACATGGTTGTTATTCGCGAGATTCATAATTGGGATGATATATTTTATGGTCAAATGTACCTCATACTATTAGATGAATACAGGATGATTAAATACATAAGGCGATACGAGCAGGATGAAACAAACTATATTATCCTTCGCAGTGAAAACCCGCTATATGATGATATAAAACTCCATAAAAATAAAATAAGAAAGTTGTTTGTGGTAGAGAATGTACTGTCTGTTAAAACCCAACTATAAAACATGAGATTCAACCAATACACTTGGAGCTTATATAAAAATTCCCCAAAAGGAGAAGCCACTATATCCAGCTTTTCTGATAGAAAAGAATGGATTGAAGAAGAGCAGATATTAGAGAAATACAATCCAAGATTGAAAGACAGTTTTAATAAAGATACCATCTGTAATATATTGGAGTGTTTTTGGTGTTATAAAGTATCAGAATATGAAAATATAGAATTTCCCGAATTAGAACAAGCTGGCATCTTATATGAAGAAATCATATCTACCGGGCTACGAATAGAAAATGAGCAAGTATTAGATATTGGCGACTTCGACCGGATGCTTGAATACATTCCGTTCTTATCAATAGAACTAAATTACCTGCTTGGCGATTACTTCTTCCCATACCTCTATATTGACCGATTCTATGAACTAAAAAAGTTAGCCGACCATTTTGAAATAGAATTGCCACCAATTCCCAAGAAGCCTGACTACAAAAGCAGGTGCATGTATTATTGGGAACTATGCAAGGTGTTCTACCAGTTTAGAACAGAAAATAGCTTGACACCCGATGAATTGAGTGCATTCATGTACGACTATGTGCCAAATCTCCTATATATGGAGGAAAAAAGTGAAATTCCCAAACCATCACAAGCATGGTTTATTGGGGGATTGATTAGAGGGTATGGCGAGCAATGGACTACCGGATTTTGGCAGTCAAACCAGGAAACGAAAAAGGGAGATATTCTGATTCATTACGAAACAGTACCTATTAGTGCAATCACTTGTTTGTGGACAGCACAAACCGATGGTATTATCGACCCGTTCTTCCACTATTACAGCAACACTTATATAAGCAACAGAATAAACATTCCTCACATCACATTAAAAGAGCTTCGGGAAGATGAATACTTCTCCAGCCACCCGCTCATAAGAAAGAACTTTCAAGGAGTAAACGGATGGCCAATGAGTAGTGAGGATTACTCCGAACTTCTACGGATGATAAAGGCGAAAGGGTCTGATACAGAAACCTTACCAAAGCTGTATGCTCCTTCACTACCCCAAAATGTAAGCATAGATATAGAATGGGACGTAGAGCAACAGTTATTAGAACCTTTGCTTAACTCTATGGGATGGTATGAGAACAAAGACTTCATTCGCCAATTGCCAATACATGCAGGACGTGGGCATCGAATATTTCCCGACTACGCTCTGCATTACGACAACAAGCCAGACGAAGAAAAAGCAAAGGTCTTAATTGAGGCAAAATTCTACATGAAGAACAATCAAGAAATAGAAGACGCATTTTTGCAAGCTCGCTCATACGCTTGCCTCCTTGAATCTGCTGTAATAGTCCTCTGTGATAAACAATGCTTAATCGTTTATGAGAAGAAACAAAGTTTTGACCGAGACAGTTATAAGAAATACTACTGGGGAGAACTTGAAAATCCCGATGTGTTCAACGAATTAAAGAACAAACTAAATATCTAAGATTATGATTGACTTTCTAACCATCATACTCCTAATATTCGGAGTACTGCAAATCATCCTCTT